TCAATCCCTAGTGCCTTACGATTAACTGTATGAATCTCAGTACCATCTTCCTTCTTACCATCAACTACTACCTTAATGTATGCACCGTTATCATAAGAAGCCATGTAACCAGCGAGACACCTAAGCTCCAAAGCAGAAGCATCAGCACCAACCAGTACCATACCTTTACGAGGTTTGAACAATGCCCGGCACTCACTACCATAAGGGGAATATACAGCAGGAACCTGAGCGAGGTTAGGGTGTGCATGGGTCATCCTTCCTGTTACAGCACCATTGGTAATAACACTACCGTAGATAACTCCATCACGTTGAACCTTAAGCCATGCTTGGTCACCTTCAGCTACTTGACCAATACGTTTATTCAACATCATGTATCTAGCTAGGAGCTTGGCTTCAGGGTAAGGTAACTGCCCGAGAACGGCATCATCAATCTTAGCTTTACCATCATTGGTGAACTCGGTAGGTTTCCATCCTCGCATAGACCTGAGCCTGATAGAGATATGGTCACGACTCCCCGGGTTGAACTCTGTGAGTTTCACCTTGGTAACTGGAGCATCCTTAGAGTACCCAAGTTTCTTAGAGTCAACCTTAGGAACGAAAGGCTCCCTACCATCCTTCAGATAGAACGGAGGGAAGGTAACTCGTAAGTCCTTCTCTACGGTCATACGCTCTTTAGACAACATAGCGTATAACTCTGAAGCTGCCTTAAGGTCTATAGGGAAACCTCTACGTTCCTGTCTAGCTATGATGGTTGCTACCTTATGCTCTAGCTCTAAGCATTGTGGGGAGTAGTTCTTAGTTAGGAAGAACTTATGGATTGCCTCCAGTGATAGCACATCATCTACACAGTAATCCTCCATTTCGGGAGTCCATATCTCAAAGCCACCTTCGTAACTTTTCTTATGTTGTCCTACTCGTTGACCCCATGCCTCTAGGGAGTGTCTACCAATCATGTTAGGTTGTAACTTACCAGCTCTGATTAGTGCAGGGTCAGTATCAAATAAGTTAGTGAACATAACCCTAGACATTACAAGCGTGTCTACCACTCGTGCTTCATCCATTCTGAAGAAGGGATACACCTTGGTCAATGCTGGTATATCAAACTTGATACCATTGTGAGCTACCACATCATGAGGTGTGTTCATCAGGTAGTCCAAACATTCATCTACTCGCTGAGTCTTACGTTGGTTATTCCAGCGTCTAGGTGACAGTGCATTTTCCTTGGTGACAATACAATGGACTTCTGTAGTGTTCTCAAGGTAACCATTGGACTCAATGTCTAGGTATATATATTCTTTATTCAATACTATCTCCCTTACGAGTTAGTTGTTATGAAGGAACCTTTAGGTTACTAAAAGCTATTTATCTACAATTACTTTATATTTCTGCTGTGTTAATTTACTGTAGACAATCACACCTTCCACACGTAGGAACCCCGGAGCAGCTACTGAACCCTCTGAGACAAACTTAGCGATTACTCCACTGAGTTCTTCAGGGGTACATTCACCTAAGAAAGGAACCACATGACAGCAGTTTGGTAAGTTTGGGTTACTTGGATTCCACCGGGCTGTGTTAAATAAGCTAAACCTTTTCTCAGGTAGGTCATAACCTCGTTGGATTCCAGCCCCCCACCATTCCCCATAGTGGTAACCATCTCCAAGTTTCATGAGTTCATCTTTGTTAGTATAAGCCCATGCAGCGAAACCATAGTTGTCATCCTCAGGGGTAATGAAACGAGTCCTTGATTGACAAGCGAACTGGTCACCTTCAATAACGATACAAGCATTAGTACCATCAATTTTCTCGGTAACAAAATATCGCTCATTAGATAATCTAGGGGTCTTACCCCATGCTTTAAATTCCATGTGTGTCCTTAGTTAAAAGTTATCTTTGGGTTTACCACCAGTTGAATCTGCGAAAGGATTAGGCTCTAGGAATTGGTCAGTTTCATCATTGTAGAAAATGGGGAACCTGCCTACATTCCCATACTCACGGTCTTTAAGTAAAACCATGTGAGCTAGGTTACGTTCTTCCTTAGGTAACTCAGGGTCTTTGCTACGCTCTAATCCGAACATATAGTTACCGAACCTCATGAGACCTCGGCTACCTGTGAATTGACTTTCCAGTACCTTACCTCCCATCTCATGAGGTTCACCCTTGTCAGGTTTATTCAAGTGAGAGAAGCCATATAGGGTGAAGTCTAGTTCCTGTAGTAACTTAGAGATTTCCTGAGCGATACGATTCACTTCATCATTCGCTTCAGTAGCTGGAAGGTGAGCGACCATCACTGTGAGGTTATCTAAGAAAATGTCTTTGACACCTAGAGATACCACCATGTAACGGATAGCTGATTTGATTGAATCCCAATCAGTACCTGAGTGAGGATGGTTGTATAAGAACACCTTGTCATCTAGGGAATCTATAGCTGCCTTCAGTTCTTCCGGGGTGAAACTTAAGTCAGGTCTGTGGAAGGCTTTACCTACGAACTTACCAGCGATACCCTTCAGTGTTTTACCTACAGGCTCCTCTAGCATAAACACACCGACCTTAAGGTTATGAGTATTCACCAACCATGACTGTAGTTCCTTAGCCCAATTAGTCTTACCGATACCAACACCAGCACCGAGGTAGTAACTGGTCTTACGCTGGATACCATAAGTCAACTTAGTGAGACTATCCCAACACCAAGGGATACCCATAGTAGGAACCTTAATAGCTTCCTCATAGGCATCAGCAACACTCAGGACAGCTTCAGGGCTGTATACCTTAGCATCCCATATAGCACTGATTAACTCAGCACCTCGGTCAGCTAAGAGCATAGCGTTAGCATCCTTCAGAGGAAGCCTAGCTACCTTACATTTACCCGGGGTGAACAGTGAGACACATTCCTCTACTGCTAGGTTACCCGGTTCATCATTGTCAAACATGAGGACTACTTCTTCAAACTGCTCTAGCCATTCAAGGTTAGCAGATAAAGATTTCTTAGCAGCTTGGCAACCATTAGGGATAGAGACTACAGCCCACTTGTTATTCTGAACCTGAGAGACTGAGAGTGCATCTATCTCACCTTCAGTAATGACTACACGTTTGCCTCCATCTCTCCATAGGTGCATCCCATAGAGACCCATGCTCTTAGCATCACCTAGAACCTTGAAGGTCTTATCCTTATAGCGAATCTTCTGAGCTACAATCTGCCCATCCTTAATGTAACTCGCTATGTGTACCCAAGTACCATGTTTGTCCTTACCTATCTTGTATCCCCATTTACTACAGGTTTCCTCAGATAGCCCACGAGTAGGGATTGCTTCAGCTACACCATCCAGTATTAAATCTTTTGTCATTACAATTTTCTTTCCAGTTGGTGAAGGGGTTAAAGGTTTATTAGAGGAAGGTTCCCAATGTTTACAACCGATAGCAAAGCATGAAGCTGAACCGCTACGGTATCTTGCTAGGGAATCTCTACCTCCACACTTAGGACAAGGCTCATGCCTCTCAAAGGAATCTTCTAGTTCACTCATGGGAACCTTTCTATTAATTAAATACCTACTCCATAGTACCCTCACGATAATTCTCGGCTTACTTACAAGGGGTACTACAGGCTAGATACTTCCGTTATCAGGTCTCCAGCTTATTTTGGCTGCGCTTACGGTATAAGCGATTCCACCTTTTGACCTGCATCTCTAACTACCTTGCAAGGATTCTTTAGAAGTAACCTAAGATTACCCCTAGTGGAGCTAGGAATAAACCTATGATACGCATGATAAACATAATAGTTATCGGGGCATCCATACTCACGATTAACTTAAAGAGATTCATGCCCCAACCCCCGATAGCTAATAACATCAGGATGGATACGAACCAGTAGTAAGCCTTCATGCTAGGACTCCCTGTTTCTTAAGAGCCTGAGCTGTCTTGTAACTTACGGCAACGTTAGTCACTGGTGTCAACTTAGGTTTGTTTGTAGTAACTAAACCAATCTCACGAAAGGCTTTCTGCATTGAAGTTTCTAAATGGTTAAGCTGCATGAACTTTGAATCCTTTAATGAAGTTGTGGATACGTGTACCTAGTGAGGGTTTATCTTCCACATTGAATACTGTGATAGGAGCATCCATAGGTTCTTGAGTTTTAACTAACTTAACTTCATTAGCTATAACGAACACCGGATAACTACAAGCTCCTTCATGTTTGAACTGTACATAATAACCAAACCTATCCAGCTCAGTTTCTAGCTGTACTTCAGTTACTACGCCAATATCATTTAAACCATAACCCTTTGGAAACTGAGGATAAACTACCACTACCACTGAGTCTTTCTTGATAGATTCATCCAAGGTGTAACGAGCATAGCGTTGACCTGTAGGGTCTCTCTTAATCTCTACATCAATGTTGTAACCGAGAGCTTTCAACTCAAAGATACGTGTAGGCAATGAGCGAATCTTGTAGACAGTTGCAGCTTCAGCAGTTGATAAGCTACCGAAGTTCTGTAAGTGTTTTAATACTATTTGTAATTGTGGTGACATTGTTTTTCTTTCCTTCTAAGGAGAATGGGTAGTCCGATAACGGACAGTAAAAGAAAGGGAACCCTAAGATTGACTTAAGGTTACCTTGAGGTGACTAACTGTTTAAAAACTTATCAAACTTAGCGATTGTTTCATGTGCCAAGTGTGCTTCGTTAAATGAGTTATCAGCTTTAACCTGTAAGGCTTCAACCTTAGCTAACAGTTTGTCCTGTTTGGTTTCAATAGCCAGTTGTTTGTTTACATGGTAGTCAGCAACATCACGTAAATCAGAGATGGTCTTTTGATATGTAGCGAGGACTGAAGTTACTGAAGGTGCAATCAATAAGTGTAAGAGTTTGTTTAACATGGGATTACCTTTCATTCTTAAGAAGTGTTATTGGCATATTGCCATAGAGGGGAGTCTTGCCATCCCATCGTTCTATGAACTGCTGTTGTAGTAATTGACTTGTAATACCTTGAGAGCGAATGATGTTCTGTTGTTTAATCAATTCCTCTAACTCATTCTGCTTACGCTGCTCTGCAATCTTTTGGTCTAACACTGTGATATTAGTATTGACCTCGTTACGGCTATCAATCTTTGCGGTAACCTTATCACTGAAGTTAAGTTGAGCACTGAAAGTAAGAAGCATTAAACCTTTATCTTCAAAGGCTTTAGCCACTTGGTCTTGTACAGCTCTCTCAAACTCAAGGGAACCCCCATTAGCCATTAGTTGGTCAGTAGTATAAGTACGACTTGTCTCTTTCATAATGTCGTAAATCTTAGACTCAATGATGTTGTCTTCAAGTGACTTCATAAAATCACTACCTGTCTCAATCTGATTATTTGAGAACACAACATCTACAGCACGACCTTCAACTACCTTATAACTATAGATAGGGGTTGAATTGAAAGCTGTATTATCAGCAGCCTTAAGGCTCATAGGGTTCTCAAAGTTAGCACGTTGGTCATACAGAGGAACCTGCCACAACTCAGTACCCGGAGCGATTGTTGATACACGACCCTTCTGAACACTGAAGTCTACCTTACCATTTTTACCGTAGTTCTCCATCAGGACACCTACATGGTTAGGGGCTACACGTTGACCACAGGCATTTAAGAGTAAAGCTGTGAGCATAATTACCAAAGTTAATTTAATTGTTTTCATTTAACACTTTCAAAAGTTGATTTGAGTTGTTTGTAGCCATACCATGTAATGCTGTACAGGACAGAACCTATCAATAAGAAACCTAACCAAACGTTTACATGATTGAATAGCCATGAAGCAGCTACAACTAGGAGTGCAATTACTATTAAACAGTTAAGCCATTTCATAATAAGTTTCTTTCAATAATTTATAAGTAAGAGTTCCACCAAGGGATTACATCAAAGCAAGGACACTCTTTAAGCCATTCGTTCCTGTCTACCTTACCGTTACCATTAGTATCCGGAGATAAATCTCTGTGACCGAGCACAGTAGCCTTAGGATGGACTTGAGTTAACTGAGTCAATAACGTAGCGAGAGAATCAAACTGTTCTACCGTAAAGTTATTCTCAGCTTTGCCTGTAGTATCGTTGAGTCCACCAACCATACAGATACCTAGAGAACCAGTGTTACGACCAGCAACGTGAGCACCTACCTCAGAGTCCTTACGACCCTTCTGAACCGTACCATCACGTAAGATAATGTAGTGATAGCCAATCTTGAGGAAGCCCCTGTCTAAATGCCACCGGGTAATCGTAGCGGCATCTACAGGGGTCTTAGGTTTACTCGCTGAACAATGGACTACTAGGTATTTGATAGGACTATGCGCCATTTAAACTTCTAACTTTAGTTGTTAAGGCTCTTTCAATACCCCATCCATTTCTGATTCTTGAGCCTATGAGATTCTCATGAACCCCTAACTTACTTGACCATTGAGTCATACTTAATGTTTCTCCTTTAAACGTTAGTAATCTACTACTACGTCTGTTATTAAATTGAGTATCTAAAGTAGCCCACCTACAGTTTTCTTTAGAATAACCTTTACTATTTCTTACCCTATCCAAAGTCATACCCTCAGGTCTAACGCCCATATCAGTAAGGAATAACGTAAAGTCCTCCCACCTGTCACAATATGAGATTCCTCTACCTCCATATTCATTAAATCTAATATGATTAGGATTGTCACAGCGTTGCTTCATACCTACCCATGTTAGATAAGTAGGACTTCTACTAACTGCGTGTCCGTGTATCTTCTTCATCTAACCATCCTTGAGGTATAGTCTTATCAGCATATTTAAACCCATGCTTTTCACACCAATCAGAGTATTTAGTAGGTGAAGTTTTACTGAGCTTGGTCTTTGAGTTACTGAACACAAAGCGAATGTCTAAGTGTGGGTGTTGTTGTTTTACCAATAGATGTTTCTGTCTATCAGCAGTTATGAATCTACCTTTGGTTTCAATAATGATTCCATTGGGTAGTAACCAATCGGGGGTATAGCTGCGATTCTTTTCAGGCTCAGTGAACTTGATTTTGAAGGACTCATACTTAGCTTTGATACCTAGAGTATCTAGCTGGTGTCCTACCTTTTCCTCAAGTCCACTCCTGTATCCCTCAGCGATAGCACGTTGTCTTACCGATAAGGGATTTGCCTTCTTAGAACTTGTCGTTGCTACCATCATCA